GTATAACAAAGCTCTAATCGTCGTAGAATCGAACAATCACGGACATGCAGTGATAGATGCTATTCGTCATAAGTATTGGAATCTGTATCGTAGAGAAACTATGGACAAACAAACACGTGAGAAAACTTATGCACTTGGCTTCCAAACTAATGGTAGAACAAAGCCATTATTGGTGGATAATATGGAAGAGATGGTTCGTAATGAGACTGTTCGAATTCACTCAGGGGATCTTATTAAAGAGATGAAGGTCTTTGTTCAAACTGATGAATCAAATAAACAAGGATACGGGGCTGAAGGTTCTGCTCATGATGACCGAGTGATGGCTACAGGATTAGCTATTCAAGGAATGAGAGATGTTCCTAAACAAAAGAAACCAGAGACGGTTGCTGAAGTACGACTCAAAAAGTATGTCAAACAACATGGAGTTCCTTCTATATTCGAAGATGCTCCTGAAGAACATCAATTTAGAGTCACAGGAAGAACAATGCCTATTTCAAGAATGAGAAAGAATAATAGTGTCTACGGGAGTGACTTCGCTCCGACTTATAATGATGGTATAGATTTTAACTAATTATTTATGCTTATTACAAAGGAAGGCTACGATTACGGAAAGAACAACGCCAAACAAGACGAGAAGGATAAAAAGGCGCGCGCTCCGTTGATGAAGAAGTTCAACGCATCTAGATTTACTGGGAAGAAAAGGACTCTTAAAGAAAGTGAGTCAGATGAAGGAAAGCCTTCACGTAGTCGCTACTTTGGTGGTCGATAGATATCATGGCTAAATTCATTGCGTCTAAGTTTACTGGGAAAGCAAAGAGTGTAAAAGAAATGTCTGCAGAAGATAGAATGAAGATGCGTGCTGCTAAAAGATTCAAGATAGGCGGCCAAGTTCCTAGTGCTTATTCTAAAGCTGATTAAACTACTATGGCATCTGGATACATTGTAAATAGAAAGAAGAAGAGAGCGCCTGAATCAAGTGACGCATTCCTCAAAAGAGATCGCGAAGCAAAAGAAAAGGATTTTAAACGTGGAACAAGAGAGATGATTGCAGATCATAATAAAAACACAAAGCGAGATTCTACTAACTACATTAAACACTAATAACTTATGTCAAAAGGATACATGCCGAAAAGAAAGAGTCTCTCTGAGATTAAAAAGAAGAAGAAAGACGCAGCGTCTGGTGACTCATCAGACACATCAACAGCAAGCAAGACATCAACAAAGACATCTACTGTTGCAAACCCTCATACACAAACTAGCACAGATGCCTACACACAAGGGAACATAACAGTCACCGGAGGAGCAGGCAAAGGAGCTACTATTGTTCATATAGCAGCTCCAAGAGGTATGGCTCCCGAGACTAAGACAGCAAAGCCAAAATAATAAACAATGGCAATCAACAAACCAAGACGAGCTGGGAAAGTCCAGGATGATCAAATCAAAACAGGAACAGTAACTGCTGGTCCTATTGAGATAATGTCTGGTGATTCTATTGAAGCACAACCAGATGAAACAGCCGCTGAGAAAGCAGGTTGGGTTCCTAAAGGAGAGGAGTTAAAAGTATGGGCACAGTTTCGTAGACGTAAGTCAGCACTCCTACAATCACGTTACAATGTCTATGGATTGAACATAGATGCTGAGATGCGTCGAATGGATAAGAAGTACTTCCGCAGACAAGCTGATATTCCTTCATCTGAACTCGATGCTAATCAACGCCCTCTCGCAATCAACAATGCGTACAGCAAAATACAAACGGCCATCTCTATTTTAATAGATGGGGATCCTACCTACATTATGGAGTCCGATGCTCCACAATATGATAAGACAAAGAACTTCCTCAAAGCTCTAGCTGAGAAGTCTTGGAGGAATACCAACTCTAAAGGGCAGTTGAAGCTCTCAATATTCAACGCAGCACGTAGAGGTTGGTTTATAGGGCGCACCTACAACAAGCGTCTATTCCACGATGCTCGCTTCCTTAAAGATGTAGACACCAAAGGAAGACGACACTATGAGACTCGTCTTGTTACAAAGATGGATGACATTGCGTATATAAACCTATCAAACTACAACGCATGGCTTGATGAGCAAACTAAGCCAGAAGACTTCTTCTCTACTCGAGACTGGATGTGGCGTGAAGTCATGTATATCGATGATCTGAAGCGTATGTTCCCAAAGTCAGAGTTCCCAAACATGATTCACGTTAGAGCTGGTGGTGATACTCGTGAGAACATTCAGGGAATCTTCTCTCGTAATAGTGCTAATAATAAAACAGGAATCTCACCAATGGCTTCTAAACGAGGAATGACAGAAGTGTATTTCTATGAGAATCAGTATTCAGATCAATTCATCATTGAAGCTAATGGAGTCATGATTTGTGCTGAGCCTCTTCCACAGAATAATAAGAGACTCTCCTGTACTTATGGAACGTGGCATCTTCGAGGCGATGACACAGTCTATGGATTAGGCATCATAGAAGAGATGGAGAACGATGAAGAACTTGTTGATCGCATTCTTAACATGACAATGCGCCAGTTGCTTCTTACTATTGCTCCAATGGGCTTCTATTCTGGTACAGAAGACATGGAGGATGAAAACATGAAGATCACTCCAGGAGTCATGAGGCGCACAATGAATCCTAAAGACATTAACTGGCTTGAAATCCCACAAGGCAATCAAGCAGGAATGGATGCTATTACATTCCTCAAACAGCAACAAGAAGAGAAGACAGGTATCTCTGATACGTTAATGGGAAACACATCGGGCGCTGGAGGAGGGAAGAGTCCTGAGACCGCATTCCAAGTTGGAGTTGATCGTGAAGCAGGATTGAAACGTCTTGCGCTTCCTCTTCAATCAATTCAATACGCTTTGAAGAATGAGTTTGACAATCGTATTGCTCTCATTCAGCAAACCTATTCAGACTTCGAAGTACAACATCTTGCTGCTCAAGAAGATATAAATGACTATCTAGACTCAGTGAAAGCTAATCCAGAGATGTTCCATATTACTGATGAGGGGACTCCTAAGGAGAAGTTCTATGCTGTGAAGTATCGTCAAGCAAACATCAATGTTGAAAAGACTGAAGACGGATCCTTTATTGAAGCAGAGACCTCAAAGTTCTTTAGTATAAAACCAGAGATGCTTGCTTTCTCAGGGTTTACTTCAGTGGATATGTCTTCATTACTCACAAGCTCTAAAGCTCTTGATCAAGCTGACACCCTTCGTATGGCTAATCTTCTCGCTCCCTTGCTCCAAGGGCCTCCTGAGATCAATGCAAAGATAGCAAAGCAGATGTTACAAGCGTTCGATAAAGAACCAAACAAATGGCTCCCACAAGCATGGTTAGATTTTCTTGCAGGAAAGAAAGAACCTCCTGTGGCTGCAAACGCTACGGCTGCTCCAGGATCAGCTCCAGCAGGAGGCGCTCCTATTCCTTCTGCACAAACAGTCGTTCCTAATACAGAGACTGGTGGACAAGGAGTTAGCGTTGGACAATGAAACACGTAACAGATCTGCTCACAGCAGCTCAAGCACAGAATCTACTTAATGAGTATGGTCCTTTCCTCATGGAGATAGCTGATAAGATAAAGAATGAAACGTACGTAGACATAACTGGACTAACTTCCGATGAGATAGCGCTACAATATAAGGAGCAACAGGGGATGCGCAAAGGGGTCTCATTATTTCTACAACGTATAAATTCTAAAGCGAATGAATAATATTGATACATATAAACCATTAGGAGATAGAGTAATCGTAGAGATGTTTGATAAGGAAAGTGAAAGGGTCGTTTCTGGTATTATTATTGCAGGTGAAGAGAGAGAGTCTAAGATCGCCTCAGGCGTTGTGGTAGCTGTTGGTCTTGGAGTTTCTGAGAACGGAAAGAGAGTCCCTATACAAGTCAAAAAGGGAGATAAAGTGTTGTTTAGTAAATACAGCTACGATGAGATGGATATTCCTGGGAAGAATTACATCTCTATTTCAGAGACAAACATACTAGGAATATATGAGTGATATTGAGAAGAAGAGTTGGAAGGTTAGAACAGCTGATGGGAAGAAAGAGCTTGAATTCCTTCCAATATTCCAAATCACTGAATTGAAAGATGGTACAGCCTATAGTGGAGGTTTATCTAAAGAAGTAGAGTGTCGCTTAGTTGATATGAAAGTCCCTGATGATAAGGGAAAGATCACTCAGTTCCAAATGAACTTTGCTGATCTATTTTTGTTTGTCTACACATGTGCCGAAGAAGAGTTGCGTCAGCAATTACAAATGCGCTATGAGCGTCAAGCAGTAAACATACCTTACGAAGTAACCTTCAAACTCGATGAACAAGAAAAAGAAAGAGGGATGGCCAAGCGGTTAATAACTCTCACAGTCGATGAGATTACGCTTGCTGTTGCCAGAGCAGGGGCTAATAAACTTCTAAAGACCCTTAAACCGGAATCTACGGAAGAATATGTTGCAAAAAAGATGGCGGAGTTAAAAACTAATAAACACTAATATGATAACAGATATTGGTCCTGTACCAACAAACAAGTCTTCGAGAGAAGAGATCGTATCGTATCTTCAAGCAAAAGGAGTAGAGATGAATCCTAATGCTTCTAGATCAAACCTTCTATCACAAGCAATGAAGCTGACAGATAATGATGCTACTCCAACAGAAGTAGCGCCTAAGATTGTAGTACATGATGCAGCAGAAAAAATATTTATTTCATCAGGATTATATTCGTTTTGGTTTACTCCATAAACAATGTTGGGAACGCCTTTTCCCGGTGCGGTAAGCAAAACTTTTTCTACTCCTTTTGAAGATAAATGTCTTGCC